GCTTCATGATAAGTCACTAGCTCATATATGGGTGTAATTTTATCTTTGAATCTTTTTGGCGCAGGAATTTTAAACCTTATATTAAAATAAATAATTAAAAAATTTATAGCAACACTTAATAAAATCCAAACACCTAATAGGATTTGAGCAAATAGAGCTAATAAAAAAGCTTTTTCTGCTACAGGTTCTCTACCTTCTAATTGACTTCCTATTAAAGCCATTACAACTGTGTAAATAAGCCAAATCGTTGATATATGTTTATCTTTCATAATTATTTTTTCTGTTTTATTTTTGGAGAAATTATTATTTAATTGTATCTCCCGCTTTTAAAATTTTTGCATCAAATGCAGGAACTATAATTTCAAATACACTGTCTTTATTTTTAACCATTAAATACTCAGCAAAATTTTCGCTATTAGGTTCTTCTAATACTATAACACCTTTATACTTTTCTATAGGCTCTACTTTTTCATTTTCAGCACAAGAAAATAATAACAAACAGCAACTTAATACCCTTAATACTTTTTTCATAATTTAATCTTTTAAACAATTAATAATGCTATCTATATCTATTCTTATACAACCATCACAATCACACATTGCTATATACTCTATTTCAGCTTTTTCCGCCGCAATATTTAAAACAATTTTAGCATATTCATCTAACCATTCTACAGGAACAATAAACGTATTAGGTTCTTTACTTTGTAAAAATTCATGTGCTGTCATACTATTCTAATTAGTTTATAATTTGATTTCCAAATAAATTTACCATCCTTATTATAATAACAAGGAAATATATACCTATTATATTTTTTAAACCTCCATTTATTTATTAGATACGTATATACTTCCTTGTCTGATGTAGTGTCACTAATGGTGACTACTCCTTCTCTCAAATTTATATCAACTTTCATATTAATATTATTTTAATTAATTTAGGGTCAACTCCAACTCCTTTTCCATCAGATATATCTTGCAGTGTCAGTTCTACTGTTTGTGGTATGTGTTTGCAGTTAATGTAATAATTGTATTGAAACCCATCTTTTTTAAATTCTTCTTCAGACGTAACAATATAGGGATATTTTGACCCTTTAATCTCAGCTAAAAATATTAATTCTTGTGCGGAACTTTCAATGTCGTACCAAACAAATACTTTATCACCTCGTTTAAATTCTTGTAGTTCGATTACTTCGGAGTCGCAAGGTTCGTCATTATAAGTAAAAAAACCACTCGTAGATAATCCATAATAGCCTCCAATTAAAAAATCTTCATAAAATTTAGTGGCATCTTCGAAACTTTTAAAGTACTCTATAACTTTTGTTCTGTGTTGTTTTTTAATGCATTGATTTTTCATAGTGTTTAATTTTAAATGAATATGGATATTTCATAATTAATTATTGATTTTATATTTATTAACTTGTTTATATCTTCGTAAGTTAGGAATAGTGTATACAACTCATTATCAAAGGTTGTTCTACTCATTAATGTAGTTATAACTGTACATGTTTTACATTCAAATGGGTCTACAAAAGTACACCTATCATTAGCTATCAATTTAATAAAAGCTTCTCTTGGGATGTTAATAGATTTCATTTTACAAATATATAACCTTTATTTCAATTAAACAATAAAAAAGCCTAATAAATTAATATTAGACTGTTTTTTTAGTTTTTCGCGCAAAAAGCAATTAAAAAGGTTCGTTTTCCACCTTCTCAGGTACGCCAAAGGCATCCTGTAAGCTTGCTAGAGGAACTATTGATTCTTTTTCAAAGATTGGAGTTGAGAAGATAGGTGTAGTTATAGAAAATGGTTTTTTTCTTATTTCACGTTCCTTATCTGCATTCGGTATATACATTTCTTCCGCATAAATATCTAAATATAACCCCTCCGCTTCACGGCATTTTAAAAGATGAACATAGTTTACAGAATAGGTCTCTAATGAAACCCTGCCTTTATTATCTTCTTCCAAAAAGTACTTACTCAGGTTTGAATATCTTTCAGGGTCAACTTTTGAATACTCTTTAATACCAAGCTTCATAGGACTAATCATAATAGCAACATAGTCAGCAACCTGAAAGGTAAATTGAGAATAGTATATGTCACTTGCTGTTGGTTGTGACATTATGTTTTTATCCGCAGCCCTCTTAGCCATTTCTGAGTTAGTTTGAGACAAAAGGATAAATATTGCATTTTCATATTGCATCTTTAAATCCACAATTTTCTCAATAAAATGCTCAATAACAGTATTTTTAGGTTCTCCATTATCTCCTTGCACTAATGCTAGATGGTCAACTGTAATTATTACACTAGCCTTTGATTTATTATCTTCTAAAAATTGTTTACATCCTTCATAAAACTTCTTAGGTGTTGTTGGTACTTGTGAAATATTTACTCTGTCATCTTGCAATGATTTAAAATATTTATTAGCTAATTCCTTTTCTTCTTCTGTGAATTCCTCTAAAAGAATCTGTTTTTTAGTTTTAGATTTTATGTTTTTAGAAAGTCCTCTTAAAATTAATGAAATTACTCGCATTTCTAGTGAAATATGAAGTATTGCAAAATCTTCACAAGTTGGATTCAAATCCTTGTTTAAAATGTTATCTGTCATTTTTGCTAACTGAAAACTTTTCCCAACTCCTGAACCTGCGGAGTATACTATAACTGAACCATTTACTACAGGAAATAAATCGTCAAAATAAGGCAATCCTGTTTTTACAATCCCTTTTTCTCCATTTTGATACTTCTTTATTTCAGAAAATGCTTGTGTAGTTAAATCTTTAAATTTCTGTATTTGCATAAATTATTCTGTTATTTCTTTTAGTACTCTTCAAAAATTGATTTAAAGTGCTCTTCTTTTTTTAAGTAGTGTGAGTAAAGCCAAGATTCTTCTAAATCAAAGCGAGTAGCAAATACTGTTTTAGGATAGTAGAATACGAACTGTAGTTTATTACTCCTTTCTTCGTTTTCCTTTAGAAAGTCTATACACAGCTTTATTAAATTATTCTTACAAATTCCTGACTTAATTCTAAAATCTTTTATATGAGATAAAGTTTTTTTTCTGTTTCCAATTTCTTTTCCCGCGTTTTTATAGTAATTTGATAGCCAATTATATACTAAATTATCTTCTTCAAGTATTGGAGCTTCTTCTAATTCAGCTAATAACTGCTTTCCTTTTTCACTCAAACGTAAGCTAATATAAGCATGTTCATCTTTCTTCTGTCTCTTAATATTAGTTAATAAAGATAGTGCCTCTAGTCGCTTAAAACAGTCATCCGTGAGGTTATCTATAAGAAACTGACTCTCCTTTTGTGAAATTGCCGCTAAAAAAAAATAAATCAGAAAAATCTAATCCAGACTTTAATAAAACTGATATATTTATATACATAGTCCTACCTTATTAAATCTGTTAGTTTCTTACTAATTTCATTATAATGCCAATTATACTTATCATATTCTTCTTTTGTTATAATGGTCATTTGTCTCAATTCTTTTTCGTTGAAGCTGTTGTTGCAATCTTTAGGATTAAAATCCCTTTTGTTTATTTTTCCACTTGAAAAAGATATTTTACTACCTTCAAAATAATAGATTAAATCCCAATCAGAAGTTCTCTCGCTCCTCACATAATCTTTTAAACAGTAAACATTTAAAGTTGCACCAAATAAGGTACATTCATCTACTATTTTTAAATAAGTATTTGAGAAATCATCTTTAACAGTATTAACTTCTTCTGTTTCTTTTTGTTTTTTGCGATTTTCCTCTTCTTTGATTGCATTTTTAAGTTGCGCAATAGTTAAAGTTTCATCGTATTTTGCTATGTAATCTAATATTCTAATCATAATTTCTAATTTTATTTTTTAAATTCTGGTGTAATATTTAAAAGGCAGATTAATAAAATCACCCACCACGCCGATAAGTCTCTATACATTACAGCCCACATAAATCCTGCTACTAAGGTTAAAGCATAAATATAATATACTACAAAAACTAGGTATTTCATAACTATTCTTTTTTAAACTCTTTACCTAAAATACTATAAACTACCTCTCCAAATTGTTCTCCTAAAAATTCAGAAAATGTCCTATATGAATTAGGATATTCTTCTCCATTGACAAAATCATTAATACTATTTCGTCTTTGGCAATTTGGATATAATTGTCAGGAAGATTATAAACAGACATCCCTTTAATTATGGTTTTAGTTCTTGCTTTTAAATTAGAAGCTAACTCCTCTTTATCAAAATCTACCATGTATTCTTCAACAGCTTGTAAAGCACCTTGACCAATATAATAGTCTAGATTAGTTCTTCTGTGAGGATTTTTTCCACCTAAACTACTTCTGAATAACTCTCTTGCTACATCTTTAGCAACTTCTTTTAATTCCTCCTCTGATAAATATCTTTCTAGTACCTCTAAGTCTTGTAATGTTCTCATATCTATGCAGTTAAGGTTTCTTCACAAGTTGGCGCGCTTAAAATACCATCAACAATTTCTTTATCAATATCACTTAATGAAAGTGTACTATAAGCTTTTGAAAAGAAAGTGTAAGCCGTTTTTTCATTCCCTTCAGCTAAATCTAAATAATCATTGTAAACTTTATTATAATGTTCCTTGCGAGAGTTTGCATAATTAATATCTTTAGTCTCTTCCCACATATATTCTTCAATTTTATTATATTCCTCTAAAGATTTATTATACTCGCCCCATTCTTTTGTCGCGTCTGAATTAGCTTTTAAAATATCTTTCAATTCAGTAGCTTCTTCTTTTGTATATAAAATAACTGTTTTTATTTCTTTGTAGTCTTCCATTGGAACACCAACATATTGATTCTTATTGTTGTAATCACTTCCAATAGTTGCAATTTTAAAACTTTTAGCTTTTGAATCTATATAATTCTGAGCGTCTGCTTCAGTTGAAAAAGCAAAACTTTCATAACCAACTACATAGTATTTTTCTGTTGCAGGAGTTACTGATTGGACTTGTGAAATTGGTTTTTGAGGGATAATAATTCCTCTGTTAGCACATCCTAAACGCGCATAATACTGTACTTGTTCAGTTGTTAAACCTACTTTTTCTTCTTCTGTTAATTGGTCAAATGTTTTCATAATTTTTTGTTTTAAATTTCGCGGAAAAAACTAAAACAGAATTTTCTTCTGCAAATATACATCCTTTATTCTAATATCCAAAGGAAAATGTGAATTTATTTTTCCATTCTCTCTTTCATCGCTAAAAGAGTATACTCAAAAGGATTACCTTCTATATTACTTACTAAGTTCCACATATCTTGAGCTATTTCTCTAATTTCTAGTTGTGAATGTTCTGAGTTTCTTAATTTAATAAAATTTGCAAAGCTTCTCATATTAAACATTACATCAGACTGTATTTGTGAGTTATAAGTTTTAAAAAATCTAGCACTTTCTTTAGCTCTTTTACGACCTAATTCAGGAGTTAAATTTTTTAAACATTCATGATAAAGCATATTACTAGTTTTAGTAAATTCCATCAATAAATCATCCCATTTAGTAAACACATCTTTACCACTTTCTGTAACAACATTCCAATCTTCAGGAATATACATTTTATCCTCTTTTAATTCTTTATATCGTGCAGATTCAGCATTAATAGAAGCCATACGATGCTTTAAAAGATGAATATGAGAAGCAATATCGCAATCTACTAAAAAGTGTACCGTAGCCTTCTCAAAAGGTGTTTCATGCCCTTCACTCCAAAGCATTTTAATTAGAGTTGGAATCCGTTTTCTTTTTTCTTCTGTTATATCTCTTAAAGTACTTGTCCATGCACTTCCTGCAATTAACTCATCATTCCCATAAAAACCTATTAATTCAACTGTGTTTTTCATAATTTTATTCTTCATATTCTTTAAAATCTACATTTATAAACTCTTCTAATGAACAGTCTATTCCCATCTTCTCTAATTTATACTTAATTTCTTTTACCGCCGATTTTGTAATACCATCTGAAGTTTCACTCATTATTCCCGAACCAAAAGTATAAAACTTAACCCATTGACCTTTCTCAAAATTGCAAGTAAGTTTATATTCATCTCTTTTATAATTTAATAGTTTAATCATAACGATAATTTAAAATATAAACCATATCTTTTTCTTCTTCTCCAGAATAATAAGTGATATATTCAATTGAGCCATATTTAACTCCTTCGTGTTCAGACATGTCTCTTTGAAATTTCCCTTTTAAAACTTTTCCGTCAGTAGGAAAATCATACCATTCATCAATCTGCTCCATTAATTTATCAAATGTGGAAGATGCGAATTGTGGAGTAGTATCGTCACTCCATTGTGCTAACCATACCTCTTTCATAACTACTTAATTAGAGTTAAAGGATATTCGTCAATTAAATTAAAATCTGTTCCGTCGCAATTATATACATGTCTAGATGCTGCGGCTAAAGCCTCTTTTACATGATATTTTGCAAATTCAATCATAATCCAGCTTTTATCTGCATAATGCTCCTCTTGGTACTCTATAAATTCCTCGGCTGTTTTCATAATTTTATATATTCATAGTTCATAAATTCCTCAAGTAAATTATTATCTTTTAAATAGTCAAATATTGGTATCATTCTACCTAATTTAGCTTTTTATTCAGTTTGTTTAGGCTTTATTAATTGTTTTTTGCCGAAAAATTGGTCTAAAGTATTCCTTCCAACCCTTTTAACTCTGCCATAAAACTGTTTTTGTTCAGTTGTGTACGTAGCCATTATAGCATCATACTCAGCTTTCTCTCTTTTACTCTCATCCCACATATCCTTATTAAGAGGCGCATCATTACCTTTAAGTTCTCCACTCTTAATCTTCTTATCTACAAATGAAGCAAATCTTGCAAAGTTACCTTCAACTTTAAATCCTGTTTCTTTGGTAAACATTTTTACCGTTTTTATTGCGTTTATTTGCTTTCTGTCGCAAAAAGATTCTAGTCCTCTATCCATAATTATTTATTTTTTACAAATATACGTTATTTATTTTATTCTCACAAGATTATACTGGTAAATTTAATTTAGAAAGCATTGCAGTTGAAACATGACAATAAATCTCAGTAGTTTTTACATTGCTGTGACCCAAATGTTTTTGTATATACCTAAGGTCTGTTCCAGCTTCCAAAAGAGCTGTTGCATTTGAATGTCTAAGCAAATGCATATGATAATCTTTACCAATGTATTTTTTAACTAACTGGTTACAACTTGTCGACGAATACTGTAAATCAAACTGACCATTAAATAAGTACTCTTTTGGGCGGTATTCTCCGAAATAAATCCGTAATAAATCTAAAACTTTCTGACTTAAAGGAACAATTCTGTCTTTATTACCCTTAGAATTCCTAATAAATATAATCATTCGTTTGCTGTCAATATCCGATATTAAAAGATTGATAATCTCCGAAACCCTCATTCCTGTAGAATAGGTTAATGTTAATAATGCTTTATGTTTACTGTTTGTAATTTTATCTAACTGATTTAATAAAAACTCCTTTTCAATAATCTTTGGTAATTTCTTTTCGCTTCTTGGTCTTTTAAAAGAAACTTTATCATATTTTCTTTCTAAGGCAAATTTATAAAGAAATCGAATAGAATTAATAACTTGATTCTGTTGAGATACTGAACTAAAAGAATAGTTATCTAAATAAATCTGAAAATCTTTTGAATTTAAGTGTATTATTTGTCTTTCTCCAACACTTCTAATAAAATCCTTTATGTGATACATATAATTTTCAGACGTTCTTGGCGAATAATTTAGGTATATAAACTTTTGTTCGCAAATCTTTATAATTTTTTCGTTTAACATATTGATTTTATTAGTGGTTAAAGGTTATTTTACATATATTATAGTTATGTGTAATACTACTTTTGTGCTTCGATTGAACTTTCGTAGAAATTTAAACAATCATAATAATCGTCCATTACACTACCCATTAAAATATTGAAATAATTTTTACCAATATTACCTTCATAATCTTGTAAAGATATTTCAGTACTATCCTCTTTAATTTCAAACACACGGTAAATTTCAGGATTAAATTTAGGTATCAGATGATATTCATCATCATTATATTCACTACTCTGTAATTTTACATTATCCTTTACAATGTAAGCCATTAGTCCATTATTAAGTGTGTATAATAAAAAATTATCTACATTCTCAATAATACAATCTTTACAGTTGATAAGGAAATCATACATTCGTTTCTTTTCACTATCAATGTTATCAAGTTTTTCAAAAGGAAATGTTACTCTTTTATTTGTTGATGTATTTCCTACTTTAATTTCTATTTTCATAATATTTTTATTTTTAAATTTCTACTAATTTACCGTACTACACATAACAAGGTGTATAAGAAAGTTTGCTATCAACAGTTGTAGTAATTTAAAAGTTCATCTAAGCAAACCTTCTCATACACCCAACCGTTATGTGAGATTGCTATGATTTCGGTTCTAAACGAAATTTGCCACGTTGTTTGTAATTATGTAATGAGATTTACACGGTAATTGATAATTCCCCACACTTGGAGTGAATGATATTTTACCGTTGTTTTCTTTGATTAAATTCCATCCGTGAACAGGGTCGATTGGTAACACGGTTTTTTCTCCGCAACCGCATAAACATTTATGAATTGCTGTTCCGTATTGTTCAGATATATAAATCTTACCTTCTTCCATTGTTTCAAAATCAGGCATATATCCTTCTAAAAAAACTGGGTCAATTTCAACTTTTTTTAATGTTTTCATAAATATTTATTGTTTAATTAATCTTCAAAAAGACGTTCAATAATTTCTCGTTTATCAAATGAATTGTGAACTATCATCATATCTCCATTTTCTAAAACTTCCATTTCTGGATTGCATTTACAAGTTGACAATTCCTCGTGTTCTTCTAAATCATTAATTGGCAGGATATGTGTTATCATCACGTTTTGTTTTAAAAACCACAACCTCACATAACAGTAGTCTTGAGCTAGTGGCGTATGGTTTTGTATCCGAAAAGACTCGGATAGTCTTAATTATTGTTGTTTATTTGCTGTGATTTGTCTTGAATCTTGCCACCAGCACAAGGCTACAAGACGTTATATTCCAGCTTCGAGCAACTTTCTGGCGAAAGCTACTCTGGCTATAATAATTTTATATTTTCACAACGCTTCCAGTCAAGATAAGTTTCTGGGTCAGATATATCGCCATTTTCACAAATAGCAATTAAACGTTCTTCAAAATCAACAATTTGAATATCATATTCTTTGCCTTTGTATTCACATTTCATATTGCCTGTAAATCCTGTTTTATCAAATTCTTCTATTGTCATTTTATTTATTTTTAATGGTTAATGTTTGCACTTAAAAAAGCCGAGAATATAACAGCTGGTAAGCAATATGGTGGCATTAGGCTTAATTTAAAGTTTGTGAATACTTGCTAATATTTGGTAAATCTGAAAGTTTTAGCTTATCAGTCCACCACATCGCCTACCAGCATAACGTTATGCCTAATACTACAGTGTCGATATAACAGCATCAGATTTATTGAAACATTCGCTTATAAATTTAGCGTGTCTTAACGCTTCTGATTTTTCTATTGTATCAATTATTTCATTGCCTGTAATTAAATAAGGACACCTTGCTATTTTATATTTAGCACCTAAACTTGTGCCTACTACATTCCAAGCCTTTTTTGATGTAGAATGAATAACTTTTGTTTTTATATTTGAATTTTCCATTTTTATAATTTATTTAGTGACTAATGTAGTTGCAAAGAACATAAAAAACAACCTAGTGTAACTCTTACCATTTACTATATAAGTTGGGAATTTTTTAAAACCCATCCATTGTGTGTGAAACTCTATTTTCATAATTTATTTAGTTTATATTTACTTTTGCCGTACTAGGCATAACAAGCGTTTGGAGCAAGTTGCAGAAACATTTTCTTTCTATTCACAATCTCGGTAGCAACCTGCACCAAGCCACAAGACGTTAGCAAACAGCTTGCGTAACAACTAAAAATCGAATCCTGATAATCCTCTTTCAAACTCATATATTTTAGGATTTACTTTGTTTTCTTCTGTACATTTAGTTTCTAATTGTTCATAAAAACCTAAGCCATCAACCATATAACAATCTCCTTTACCGTCAGCTATTGCTACTTCTCTTTTGTTGTTTATTAAGATATAAACAGGTCTTTTATTTCTTCCGTCTTTTGGGCATTTTCCTTCCATAATTTTTTTACAAATATACATATAAATATTACATCTCGCAATAAAAATCTATTTTATTTTTAAATACAAAAAACCCTCATTAAACTAATTATGAGGGTTTATATTAATTCATTTTTATTAAGCTTACTTTCAACTGTTATAAATCCTGTTTCATTGTATTCTTTTATTGCAGCATCAACTAATTTTCTAGAAGTGTTTAAAAATGTAGCTACTCGCCTACCACTTTTAAACTTAAGGTAAAATTCTATAAATGCTAATTTTCTAGGGTGATTACTATTATCTCTAATTTTAAAATGATGCCTGGTGTCATACTCTAACATTTGATTTATTTGCCCATCACTAAAATAAATTTTTCTACCCTTGAATATACCTTTTATTTTTAAAAGACTAACTCTTCTGGTTAGAACAGATACTTTTATATTGTATTTTTTACTTATTTCCTGATAGTTCACAGCACATTAAATTTAAAAGCTAATATTTTTCTTTTAATATTATTTATAGACTCTTTATTTACTCCACGATTACTATAAAATTTTTCTATTCTTGTTATTCTTTGTAATGGCGTTTGTGTACTTTTAGGCATTTACATTTAGATTTTTAATTAGACCTTCAATTTCAAGCATCTTACTCATAATAGCTTTAACATCTTCACAATTTTTAAGTTCTAATTGAAGGTAGTATGTTAATGCTTGCTTAATATTAAGCAAGTAGTATTCATCTGTAAACTGATAATCTACTAGTTTTCCTGTTTTCTTTTTAGTTTCTTTATCTACCTCTTCTTTTTTTCTAGTTTCTTCAAAGCGTAGTGTTACACCATTTGAATCTGTTTTAATACTGTACCCGTTGTTAAGTGTTATCATTTTTTATATGTTTGATTATAATATTCTTCTCCTCTTTTTCTATTTGTTTCATCATTATTTACTCCAAACTCTATGCAAGCGTCTATTATTTGCTGTTTTTCTTTTTCTAAGTAATAATTTTTCACTTGAAATGTTTTTATTATTAATCTAAATGTGTCTGGAGAAAATATTTCTATATCGTTCATTAATTCTTGCAATGCTGTTTTCATAATAATACTATTTCTATATTTGTTGTTAATTCTTTCAACCTTTTTTCGGCGCAAAATAAACTGTAAAAGGGGATGTCGAATGATGAAAATAGAGAAGAACGTTCTCCAATTAATTCATAACTCCAACTGAAACCTAATATATAGACAGTTTTACATATCCAAAATGTATCTCCTGTATCAGTGATTATACTATATTTCTTTGTTTTTAATTTCATTTTTTGTGTTTTAAATGTTTTTCTCGCCAAAAAAAAAAATAAACAGAGTAGATGCCTTGGTCTTATTGAGGCACACTTTAATAGCTTCCGTACTACTCTGAATCTTATTTCACTCATCTTTAAGCCCCTAAGTTTTTGTTCTGTTAGAGTTAAGGCAATTAAGTACAGTGTACTTGTGGAGGATGTAGAACTCGAATCTACGTCTGAACAGCACCAAGCCGAACTATGTTATCCTATAACAACCAATCCCCCATTTAGTAGCTTACCTACTAGCACCCGTTAGATTATGCTTACTAGACTACATATGAGTTAGCCTTTTTGACCTGTAGCATTTAGGCTCATCTGCAACTTAACATAAACCTGTGATGAGTTTTCTTTAATGTTTATGCCTTGCTAAGTGGAGGTACAAGCATCGAACTTGTATTATATGGACTTATTAATTTTTGCCACATAATTTCCACTATTTCCTCCATTTGAAGTTGTGCTTTTTACAGAGGCACGCATTACGGCACAAACTGATGTTCTAATTTATGTAAACTAAACACCGATGGGACAGATGCCTTTCCAGTCTCCCACTACGTTTCATCTCACTTGTATCTCTACTTCAATTTACAAAGCTCTTAAACATTTAGGCTATTTCTCATGTGAGAACACTTATCATTTCGGTAGCGTAGCTCATGTCAAAATTAATTGAGAGAGCCTCGATTCTTTAATAATGTTCTCTTTATATCAGGCTTTGAGATATTTAACGTGTTATTCCTGAATACCACTCATTATTAATATTTTAAAAAATCAACACATCCTTCAAGATAGGGAATCACGTTCTTCACGCTAACAATTTAATGACTGATTTTTACTCAACAAACATAACACTTCTTGTAGTGTCGTAATATCTAAACAGTAACTTTTAAGTTTAACTATAATTTCCAACTTTATTAATTGTTTGTTTTTCTATGTGTTGATTTATCTTCTACAAATATATAACTTTATTTTGGTTCTGCAAAGAAAAATCTGTTTTATTTTTTATTTTGCCCGAAAATATTATTATACACTCTGTAATATTCTGCTATTTCTAAAACAATATTATCTACCTCTTTTAAATAATCTTCAATATCTTGCCTAATATAAGGCGTTTCTATTTCATTAACTTGTCCAGATAATCTTAGGTCTAATCTATTTTTTGTTTTCTCATGAACCTTACCCCTCTCCAAAGCGTTACCTTTACGTCCTAAATGCACAACCCTACATCCTCCAATCTCAAAACCTTCATTTTCTCTTTGATATGCATACAGTCTTGTTTGATAGTACTTTTTTAAATCTCCGTATTTTTTAAGCATGTCATCACTATTACCAGTTTTAAAATCATCAATAAAAAGTAAGTTGTTAATTTTAAACTCTTTATCGGAAAATCCTTGTATAACGTAAGTTCCTCTATCAATTACAATTTCAGATTCAAATGTAGCTCCTTCGTGTTTCTCTAAGCCATCTAATACTTTAACATCATCGTCATCTAAGTAATCGTGGCGAATACCGTCAGATAAGTACTCTCCAATATATTTTCCATAGGAAGCAAATATACCATCGTCATCTGACCTCATACCTAGTAAGTAATCTCTAAGGTATCCCATTTTATAATCTTTAAAAGACCCAAGTTGAGAATAACTTACTTTTGGTTTTCCCAGATGTTGTGGATATTTTCCCCCTTCATTAAGGTACACTTTCGGAAGTTTAATTACTGTCAAAATCTTGTTTTAATTGGTTTATAATTTTGTCTATATTTTCTTGATTTTTTACTTTACCAAAGTCTTTATCAATGTCACTTAAAGATGCTTTTATTATATCAAAAACCACTTCTTTTTCCTTTTTGGTTAACTTTTTCTTTGAAAGTAATTGTTTCAGCTCCTCTAACTCGGCTGTGTAGATTGCTTTATTTGCATTTAATCTTTCCAATAAAGGTACTTTTACTTCTTCTGTTTTATAGACAATATCTTGAGTTAAGCTCTCTCCTCGCATCCATTGTAATAAATGTACACAACTGATTACATCCCTTTCACAATATTTTTGGATTCTACTTACCCCCTCATTATAATAAACTTCCGAAACTTGTGACCCCTCTATACCATCATTTTTAGGCGAAGGGATTTTTGCAGTATAACAACATTCGGCTAAAGAGCTGTTTGAATATGATGTACCTTTAGCCAATAAC